CACCGGAAGTAGCAGTGAGGTAACCCGTGAGGGCATCCACAATCTGCTTCTGCTCCGTAACCGAGAACCCAACCTTAGGAACATCCACGACAACATAGCAAGACATGTTGAAGGGGGTGTTCTGGGCCGGGTACAGCGGATCCGGAGCAGTCTTCCGGAAATCAAGGCGCGCCACACGACGGTTCCGCTTGCCATAGGCATGCGAGATCGTCAAGGCAGTGTTTCCATCAGCCGAAGCATAGATGGAAGCACTGTCACGAACGCTCGTCCGAGGAAGAGAGTTCGCGACCGCATTGATAGTAACGGTCTGAGGGTCGGCAAACGCCACGAGATGACTCCTGCGAGGATCGGGTATCCTCAACCTGCACAGGCTGTGCAGGTTGAGTGTTGCTCGGACCTGGATCACAGCTAGCAACGGTCCCGAGGAAGAGACCGATGAGAGCTGCGATCCCGGCAGCTGCAAGAGACCAGAGGCAACCTAGACCAAAAGTCCTTTCGGACTCATAGTCAACGGTAAATGCCACTGACTCCGGAACGTTCTCGATACGATGACGTCCCGTCACAGCTGCCCCCTCCCGCGGCTAATTCCTAAAGCCGCGAGAATCGCCCACTGGGTATCTGAGAAGGTACCCAGGTCCAGGGCGAATCCGTAGGGGCTTGCCTTGATTCGCTTCTTCACGATAGTAGTGAAGGATTGAGTCAAGGCTGGCGAACCAATCCCAGCAAAGGACTGGCCCGTCAGGGTGTAGGTATCCGTGCACTTCCAAGTGCACATCATATACCCCCACCTCAAGACGAGGTTGTCTCTCGATAGCCTCGACATATTGGTCATAACATCACCAATATTCGAGACCCAATCGACAGCCCAGCTCCACGGTGTAAGCTCCCAGAACAGCTCTGGAGTTAAATCCAGGCCAAACGTCGAACGTAAGTTCGCCGCCGCCCTACGCGTCTTCTCCAAGGCATTATCTCCCTTGGGATAAAGATACGTATAGGCTCCTGAGAACCACATTCTGGACTCAGTGGTCCGAACGCGGACGAGCTTACCCGTGATCGCATCGTAGGCACCAGTTGATCCGGTCCTTAGGGCAGGAGAACCTGGCCAAGGATTCTTCACAACTTCCTCGGCACCTACAGTGCGCTCCAACGGGAACACATACCGGCGTCGTACAAGACGACCCGAATCGCGCTCGAGTTGCGAAATCCGCTTGTCAGCGGTTTCCGCAGCTCGCCAGATATTCTGGACATCTGAGACGAGAGGTAAAGCACCGAACTCGACATTCAGAAATTCATCGGCAGAGCCGGTGAACTTGTGTCGTTTAAGGTGCTTTCCAGGAAGGGTGGGAAGTCCCTCCCTTAGCTCGCCCAGAAACTGCGCTGTATGTGCGACAGGATTTGTTGGAATAGTCCTAGCGATAGCAGTAGCCCCCTTACCTTCCATCTGTCTTTGCAGATCAGATGGAGGAGTGGGCCACATTGTATCACTAGGTCCAACAGACGAGCTGTATGCGAATACAGGCCCGTTGTAGGAGTACGAAAAGAGACCAGTCTGCCTTTGTATACGGCCCTCGAGACGAGTGCCAGTATACTCATGCTTCGTGGTCTCAAATTCGCCTCCTGCATCCTGTTCCATCACGACCGAATAAGTACCACCGAACTTCTTGAGATCAATAGCTCCCTTTCGGATGAGCTTATTGATCTCTCGGTGGTTCTTATAACGGGCGTTATCCCGTGACGTTGTCGTCTGCCGTCCAACGATCTGACTAGTGTAACCGTTCGACGTTACCGTCGGCGGTTTACCACTAAAGGTCGCGATTCCCGTAGAAGAGCGAACTGGTTCGAAAACCAGATCGCGCTTACGAGTCTCATACATGGACGACACAGAGGGAGCTCCCTTGCGGATGGTGGATGATAAGCTGTGTGTGGTTGCTAAGCCACACCATCGCTTATCAGAGACCGCCCCAAAGGTGAAGAACGTCGCAGGTCCCTTCGCTACGCGTCGGGATACCACACGAACTTCACCAGAGGGGT